GCTTCTGCGTTGGTCGCGATCTCGATGATCCCCGCTACGGTCTCGCTTGCAGCGCTCGGAGCTACTGCGCTTAACGCCGAATCGATCCCGCTCAAGTGCCCGTCGATATTCGCGTTCGCCGCTGTGTAATTGCTCGCAACGTGGTCCGCCGCGAGATCATTCGCGCTTAATACAACCGCACCCGTCGCGCCGTTAACGGAGCTCACGGGAGCGCTCGTAATGTAACCCGCGTCATTGTTGAAAGTACTCACGTTCAGCGAACTCAAGTTACTAGGAACAATCGCTTTATCGGTCGCGGTTGCGGCTGTCGCTTCTGCGTTGGTCGCGATCTCGATGATCCCCGCTACGGTCTCGCTTGCAGCGCTCGGAGCTACTGCGCTTAACGCCGAATCGATCCCGCTCAAGTGCCCGTCGATGTTAGCGTTCGCCGCTGTGTAATTGCTCGCAACGTGGTCCGCCGCGAGATCGTTCGCGCTTAATACAACCGCACCCGCCGAGCCATTAAGCGAAGTCACCGCGACCGAACTGAGCGCCGCGCTTGTGCTCTGGTTGCTTGCGTCGCCTATGAAAATGTTTCCGTTGTTCAAGTTCGGCGTGGCGTTGCTACGTCCCGCGCCGCCGACTTTGAGAATCCCTGAATCAACATGAGCGCGAACGACGCGCCCTATGTTCTGAATGAGATTCCCCTCACCCGCTGGCGCTGTGTTCGTTACCTCCCCCGCGTTCGTCGCGCTGATGTAGAGCGTATCTCCGCGACTGAGTGAGAGCGTTGTTGTGTTGTAGCCCTCGATGTTCCCGAAGGTGACGACTTGAACCTCCGCGCCCGAGTTCGCGTCGTGTCCCGCGAGCCCGAAGGCCGGCATCGTCGAACTTGAGTTTGCTTGTGCGAGTCCCACGGTCGGCACGGAGCCCGAGACTCCCGCGATGTATAGGGCGTCGCCCTTGCTGATCGGGCCGCCGCTTGCGTTAGATGCTTTGAATTGGACCGCGCCGTTGATGTTCGCCCACACGGTCGCGAAGCGCCCATCTTCTGCCCCGAGGCTATGAGTCGCGTCCGCGTCGGGGATGACATCAGCGCCGACGGTGATCTCTCCAGCACCTGCGGGATCGATGACGATGTCTCCGACGGCGCTCGTGATCGTGTGTCCGTTTACGTCGAGGTCTCCCCCGAGCTGCGGAGTGAGATCGTCGACGACCTCAGAGTCGACGTTGTCGAGTCGGTCGAGCTTCGCGTCTGCGAACGTGCCCCCCATGTCAGCATTGACAATGATCGAGTCATTCACATCGTAGACGACGCCGCCGCTCGTGCCCCCTACGGAGATCTTGTAATAGTCTCCTTGTGAAGCGTTCGCGAGCGTGGTCCCGAAGTCTGCGACCGCGATTTGTCCGCGATATGTGATCCCGCTGACAAGTCCCGAGATCTCCGCTTGCAGTCCTGCGGGGGTGACTGCGATCGCTTCACTCGACCCTCCCGCTTCTGCGATCGTCGCGAGTCGTACTTTGCCGCTTATGGTCGTGGTTGCGTCAGCGATCGACGCCGCGCCCCCTGAAGTGTAGATAATGCTCATTAGATGCCACGCTCCCAGAGTGTTAAGAATGCTTTGATTTCGGCCCCGCCTGTCCCTGAAGCGGTGACCCGAATCGCGGAGAACAACGGCGCTTCTTTGCCTGAGATCATGACGAGGTCGTCTTCCGTCGCGCCGTTAATGTGCTCCTTGAATTCGAGGTGTCCCGCTGGACGGATCGCGACGTCAAAGGACCCCGCGCCGAGGTTCGCGACGCTCACTTGAGCATTCGCGGGGAATGCGTCCATCCGCCACCGCGTGACGACGCTATCGAAGACGAGCGAGCCGTCGCCCGTTCGCGTCAATTCTATTGTTTTGTATGCGCTCATTTAGTTGTCTCCTTTGTGCGAGTATAACATAGATCAATGATAATCTGAGGGGCCGACGACCTCGAGCCACCACGAATCGAGCTCCCCCGATTCCTCGGCGCTCATGACGTCACCGCGCTCATCATACAACGCCCCTTGAGAGTCGACATAAGAATGAGCGAAGCGATCACGCCTTAACACGCTATGAGCGATCCAGAGAGAGAGGACGGTGTCGTCATGCTTCTCTCGCCCGAGCCCCCAAAGCTCAGAGATCAAGGGCTCGATCGTGCGACGATCGTGCTCCGTGCGCGAGGGGAGGACCACTTTTCCATTCTCAAAGAGCACGGAGAGCGAAGCAACGCCCGACCAAGGATCCGCCTTTTTGGCTCCCGTGGTCAAGTGGGGCACGATGGGGAGATCAGTCGAGTTCTTGAGGCCGACGTAGTGCATCTCCCCGAACGCGTTACGCTCGACGGCGATCGAGCTCACGCGGCCCTTGAATCGGTTGAACTCTGCGAGCACTGCGGCGCGGAGCTGCGCGGGGGTCAAGCCGCGTTTACGATAGAGCCCGAGGAGATAATGATCACCCGTGTCGAGGTCTCGAGCCCACGTCGTCCCTACGGTAAAATCCGTGTCTCGGGCCTCCGCTTGTGCGACGTTCTGCACGAGTGAGAAGTCCCAACCCTGCACGATCTCGAGACGCTCGACGCGCGGGAACTCGTAGAGAGAGAGCTCGCTCCCTCGGTGCTTCGCGTCACTCAACCACTCGAAGCGAAACGCCGACGCGCTGTCATCCTGTACCGCGTGTTGAAACTCGCGGCTGAATAGCTGCGCACCCATCGAGCGGCGCTCTCTCAAGAGGTACTCGATCGGACGCTCTTCGGGCCAAAGCACCGCCGCCTCCCCTTGAATCGATACGCCGCAAATCACCTCTCTCCCCTCGCGCGTCTCGGTTTCGTAAGTATACGCTTCAGGCATGCGGAGGATCGCGGGGTCTTCGATCAAGGCCCACGAAGGATCGTTGATCATCTCCCCGTATAAATCATCGTAGTGTTTTCTTGTCCCGATGACCGCGATCAAGCCACCTCGAGAGAGCATCGGGAGCACCGTCGCCCGAAACCATCGCTTTGTCTTTTGACGCTGGCTCGCCGTGTGACAGCTCATGTCCGACTCGAGGTCATCCGCGAGGACGAGGTCGAAGTGAGCGCCCGTCACCGCGCCCCCTGAACCGATCGCCGTGATCGTGGGATCGACGCTCTCGAGCTCTCGAGGCACATACACTTGTGTTTGTGTCCACGGGGCGTCGTCGCTCTCGAAGGGGTGACACCCGATCGCGGGATCACTGCCCCAGTCGTTCACGATGCGCTCAGAGCGTAAGAGCGCCTTGACGCGGCGCATTCTCTTCTCGGCTTGGCTCGAGCTCTCACAGATCCAGAGGATCCGCACGTCTCGATTTAGACAAATTGCGCGCACCGCGTAACTGATCGCGGCCTCCGTTTTTCCGTGATCACGCGGCGCGAGTACGAGTTGCCGCCCCTTGTCTCCCTGATCTTTGGCACTTTGCCAAGTGCGATCAAGTTGGTCGAACCACTTCGCGCGGTGCGCAGCGTATCGCATCCCACAATAGTAGGTATCAAAGAAGACGGGAGAGACGTGCGAGAGGGCTCGGCGCTCGCGGTCTGATGAGGGTAATAAAACGCGTGACATCGTGAAAGCTCCTAGTTATACAGGGACATCATAACACACACACAAGGAGTCAAAGGATGCTGTGTTTAATCGCCGTACTTACCATATATCACCCCGTACAGATCGGGACGGACCGCGCTCAACAAGCCCTCGAGGTTTGTCGCGAAGTTGAGCACCGCGCAAAAGCGCGCGCGATGGATCCGTTGATCCCTGTCGCGGTCGCCGCGGAAGAGTCGCGCTTCACGAGGAAGATCAAGAGTCAAAGTGGAGCGGTCGGACCGCTTCAAGTATTGCCTGTGTACTGGTGTCCTACAAAGGGAAACTGTAACGAGATTGAAGCGGGACTCGACGCGCTCGAGTACTTCCTCGAGCGCGAGAAAACCGAGACGCGCGCGTTCACGAGGTACGCGGGAGCGGGACCGAGAGCCCGAGCGTATGCGCGCCGCGTTCAAGGGCGACTCAATCACCTACGGAGATCAATGAAGCTCAGAGCGGCGAAGCCTTAAAACGCTTCACACTGTCCGCCGTAACAACCCCCTTCACTCATGAGATCCGTGTTGTCGGTGTCTTCGGTGACCGTCGCATAATCAAGCGGGACATGTAACTCGCGGAGCTCGTGCCAACGCCGCCACGCTTCACGCTTCGCGGGAGCGTGGGGGTCGTCGTCTTCAATCTCCTCGGGAGCGTAGACGCGTTGAAACGGGGCTTGAGGGTAGTCGTAGTCGCCGCTTGCAGAGAGACACGAAACCCCGCCGAAGCTGTGGCGCCCTTCAATGAGTGCCTTCGCGACATCGCCCCACTCATCATCTTTAACCGTGCATGTGTTCGAGACGTTGTGAGTCAAGCTCTCCACGCTCAGAGGTCGCGCCGTGCCCTCTCTCACCCAGTTCATTTGTACGCGCTGAACCCACGCGAGAAACTCGGTCGCGCTGAGATCGTCGCGGGTCAAGGCTCCCTTCGGTGCTTCGATCGCGAACTCGAGACAATAATCATCTGCGCTTGCGCTCCACACACTCTCAAGGGCCGCGTGCGGATTCGCGGTCGCGAAGGCTTGCGCGATCGGAGAGGATCGCGGGACTTGGATGCGTCGGATATAGCGCGGCGCGTGCTCAGGATGCACGCCGCTCGCACACCCCAGATTGACCGCCGCGTTACCTGAAGGCTTGACGCAAGTCGCACGCGCGGGAGCCTTCTTCAATCCGAGGCGCTTCCAGCTCTGCTCGCTTGTACGGCGTGCGATCTCTCCGAGGTGGCGAAGTGTCGCACGCTCTCGAGCCCACGCGGGAGCCCCCGATAAACCCGTCAACGAAACCCCGAGGAGATACTCGCGCTCTAAGATCTCGCGGGTCGCGGTGTTACTGAGGTAGTCGTGATCTGTTCCCGTGTATCGTGCTTGGATCATACCGAGGATCGTCGCGAAGTAGACAGCAGTCTCCGCGTCCCTCATTGTCTCCCACGCGCTCGCGTTGATCTCGCAGAGATTGCAAAATTGCCAAGCGGTTTCAAATGTGTAACCCTCTTCGATCCAAGCATCGCGGCGCGTAGGATCGAGTAACTCGAGCGGGTATTCATCGAGCACCGCTCCCGAGGGGTCTTTGATGAGTGTCGGACACATGCCGATCTCGACACATGGGTTATATGCGACCTCCGTGCTATCGACCCAGATGACAGCGGGCTCCCCATACTTGCGCGTCGATTCAAAGATCTGCTCAAACTTCGCTTCGGCGTTCTCATCGTCTCGACGAAGTAAAGCGGAGATGTTCGCGCGCGCTCGATACGGGTGATTCACCCACCAATTAAACGCGCTCTTATACTCGATCATCTCGTGATCGTCTGCGTCGAACATACAGAGGAGCGCAGAGCGGCGCACTCCTCCCGCGAGTACGCAGTCCGCAAGGATACACATGAGATCGCTCGCGTCGATCGGGCGAAGCTGCCTCCCCGCGCTCTTGATCAAGAGCGACTCGGCGCGCGTCAACGCTACGCGCAGCGGATACGCGGAGGGCGCTTTTCCTCCACAGCTCGAGATCGGCGCGCCCTTGGGCCGTATCTGCGAGAAGTCGAACGCGGGAATCACCGGATAATCGGGCTCCGTATACGCACGAATCAACGCGTCAAAAGCATCACACCAACCCTCGATAGAGTCGGGGATCAAGTGACGTTGATGCGTCTTATCACTAAGTACTGAGGGATCGAGGATCGCGGGAAGTTGGTCGACGTGGTGTCGCTGAACCGAGTAACCCACACCCGCGCCGCATAAGAGTAGATAGAGCGCTTGAGCGAAGCGGCGCGGGTCATCAATATAGCACGACGTGCAGTTATAAGAGCGCGCGTGTTTCGCGAGCACTGCGGGACCGCCGAATTGTAGGGAGCGTTGAGACCCTAAGATTCGACGCTCGTTGATGAGTCGCTCGATCTCATGGAGTTCGACGGCGAGGTCCTCCGCGAGCTCGCCCAAATGCTCGCGGTGCATCCTGAGCACGCGCGCGGTCGCCTCCGTCCACGTCTCGCGGCGACTGAGCTCGGGAACATAGCGCGCGTATTTCTGCGCGAAGTTGAACTCTGCGAGCGCTCTTCTCTGCGGGTCGTCAAGGGTCTTCGTCTTCTGGTTCATCGTGTTGTGTCTCGTTGCGTAGGTAAGCGGTCGCCCTCTCTTGCGCGAGGTCGATCGATGCGAGGAAATCGGGGAAGCCGTGCGGCGTGATGTCGACGCGAGCCCCTTGTCTCTCGAGGTCATCTTCGTTGAGCGATCTCTTAGAGGCATGGGTCCACGCCCGAAAGTCGACAAGGTACCACGCCCCCGCGAGTCTCACAAGGACGAGGGCGAGATGACCCCAACGCGACAAGCGCTCGAGTGCCTCCGCTTGCGGTCCTCCCACGGCTCCCAGTTGTACGCGCTTCCCCTTGCGGCTCTTGACTTCCATCAAACCCGCGCGCCCGTCATCTAGCCAAAGCTCGAAGTCAGGACCCGAGGCGCCGATGTTGACGGCTTTAAACAATCCCTCTTTGACGCCGCCGACGCGCCGATAAGGTTCGTATCTCTTGCGTATGTTCGCGCGCCCTTGGGTCGCGTAGAGCGTCGCCGCTTGTTCAACGAGATACTCCGCATTCGCGCCGCTCTGTTGAGCTTCACGATTCGCGGCGCGGTGTCCTCGGCTTGGTGGTCTGCGTCTCATATAGGGTTTGAACTTTCGACTCATTGTTTTCTGATTCCTCTCGTGTCATGGTGAACGCTCACACACGAGGAGAAGTATCATGATACTCACAAAACGCGCCCCCGTCATCGCTGTCGAGGGAAATATCGGCGCGGGAAAATCGACGCTGTGTCGATGGATCCGTAAAAACCTAAACTGCGAAGTGATTGACGAGGCGAGTTCCTCGCTCCATCCCGACTACGCACGAGATCCGCAGAGATGGGGGTTCACCGTACAAATGGACCTCTTAACGCAACGTGTCGAAGCGCTGCGGCGCGCGCACGAGTACGCGATCACTCAAGAGTCGATCATCTTCCTTGATCGCTCGATCCTCGGAGAGCGCGCATTTGCGAACGCGA